TGCCTGTGAAGGCCCGCGTCAAAGTGCCGCGCGGCATTCCCGGCGCGTCGCCGGTCTGGACGGGCTACGTCGCCAGCGCGCCCATCCGCGCCGCCGACGGCCTTTGGTATGTCGCCGTCATGCTGTACGGCGGCGTTGAGCTTCACCCCGTTGACCACCTTGTGAGGTGTTAAAATGAAAACCAGACGTTCTCTCATGGCAAAATTGCATATCGCCCGTAAAGACCTTGGCCTTGACGATGACACGTACCGCGCCATGCTGCAAAATCTGACAGGCAAGCGCTCCTCGGCGGACTGCACCGATCGCCAGTTGGTTATGCTCGTCGCGGCTTTGCGCAAGCGTGGATGGAAGGACAGCCGTCCGAAGGGGCCGAAGGTGCGCCCGGAGTTTGAAAATCTGCTCGGCAAGATCAACGCCCTGCGTCTCGACACCAAAAAGTCATGGGCATACGTCGAATCTATCGCGGAAAAAATGTATGGCGTGCGCATCCCGTGGCTCGACGGCGAGCAGCTCGGCGGCGTGATCACGGCTCTGGTCAAGCACCAGCGGGCGCGGGAGAAAGCGTAATGTCTGACGAGCGCCTGCCTCGCAACGCCCGCGACATCATTGATCGCCTTGGCCCCGCCGTGACCCTGCGTCTTATAAGGACTCTCGGCGGAACGACGATCCCTGTGCCCATGCGGCTGACGCCAGTCGGAGAAGCCCGCTATAAGAAACTCTGTGATATGATTGGGGAGGATGCGGCAAAAGCCCTTTGCCGTGAATATGCGGGGACGAACCTTTACGTTCCTACATGCAGGCAGGCCGCCGCCGATGAACGCGACGCGGCCCTTATCAGGGATCGGGACGCAATGGCCCGCGCGGGACTGTCTGAGCGTGAGATCGTAACGGGGCTTGCCCTTAAATACCATCTTTCAGACAGGCACGTTTGGCGCGTGTTGCACCGTGTCCCGGAAGAGAAAACTTCTCTTTTTCCGCTACAACGGCAAGGGCGGCTGTTATGACCGTTCCCCGTCAATTCCACCCGCTGACATATGTCGGCTTTCGTAAATCCCCGGCACTGGTAGCTTGCCAGTAACCGGGGATTCCTCTTTCTGGAATCCCGCAAACCATAAGGGGTTTCAGATGAAGTTCTTTGCAAGACTGCTCAATCCGCGCTTTCAGTTCTTCTTTTTCGCCGTTCTGGCGCTTTTTGTGACCGGCCTTGTGGCTTTCTGCTCGCCGGAACAATTCCCGATCGTCCGCTACAAGCTCTCGCTCGGTATGCTTGCCGCCGTGATCGCCGTCTTTTTCGACATGGCGGCGTTCCCCTATGCTTCCCCCGACTCCTACCTTGACGACGATTGGCGCAAGACGCCCGACGCGGATCGCCTGCACACCGCCGATTTTCCCATTGCGCGCGGGTGCGGCTTCCTCTTCGCCGTGGCCTGCCTGCGCCGTATCGCCGTGGTGGCCGTCTTTGTGCTTGCCGTCTCTCTGGGGCTTTAGCTATGCGCGCCACCTTGAAAAAATGGGGCATAGTCTTTTGGGAGTGGCTGATTACCGGCGTGGCGTTCGGGCTTGGCGTTTTGCTTGTCGCAGCCCTGTTCTTGGGCATCTGCGCCTCATTCGCCGATGCGGCGCAAGCCCAAACCGTCACTATCCCCCGCGCGGCATACCAGCACCGCGACACGCTGATCCGCGCCTCCCGCGCCGTATGGGGATTGGACGCTCCTGTATCTATTTTTGCGGCGCAGATTCATACCGAGAGTTGGTGGAAAAACAGCACGGTGTCGAGCGCCGGGGCGCAAGGGTTGGCGCAGTTCATGCCCTCCACGGCGAAATGGCTCCCCACGGTTGCGCCGGAAGTGGGCGCGCCCGCGCCGTTCAATCCCGGTTGGGCGCTCCGGGCGTGCGTCACTTATGACAAATATCTGTGGGATCGGTTGGCGGCGAAGGGCACGCAAAAGAAGGCGCTGACGCCCTGTAACCGCATGGCCTTTGCATTGTCCGCATACAACGGCGGCATGGGGTGGACGAACCGGGATCGCAACCTTGCCGCCAGGCGCGGCCTTGATCCGGATCGCTATTTTGGGAGCGTCGAGACGGTCAACGCGGGCCGCCGGGCGTCGGCGAAGCGCGAAAACCAGCGGTATGTTTCCTTTATCTTCGAGCGTCAGGCCGCTTACGTGAAGGCCGGTTGGGGGCCGGGGGTGCGCTGTGAGTAGCCGTGCCGTCGCGCTCATCGGCGCGGCCCTTCTCGTTGCGGGTATCTGGATCGACCATTTGTACAACGAACTTGACTTGCAAAAGGCGCACTATGAGACGCGGATCGCTGTTTTGGCCGAGGAAGTATCGCAAAAAGATAAAGCCCGCGCCGATGCGGTTGCAGCAGCCGAGCGGGCCGCCCGTGAAAAGCTGGAAAAGGAAACGGCCCGCGTGGCCGCATTGTCCGCCGAGCTTTCAGACGCCCGTCAAAAGCTGGCAAAAGAGCGTCAAACTTTTGATGCGCGTCTGCAAAAGGTGGCTCTTGCCGCTCGTCGTGATTGCGCTGGTTTGTCTCGTGACTGGGTGCGCCTCTACAACGAAGCCCTCGGCCTTGCCGGTTCCGGTGGTGGCCCCGGAGGTGAAGGTGCCGATCCCGCCGGAACTGCTCAAAATGCCGGACAGGCCGGAACCGCTGGAACCGGGATACGCGGCGACGCGCTAGCGACGCCTGAGGACGTGCTTGCCCATGTCCGGGATTACGGCGGGTATTGCCGGGGACTTGAAAGCCAACTTGCCACGCTGGTGAGGGTGGTGTCGCCATGATGTTTGACGCGCCAACCATCATTATAACGCTGCTCGGCCTTGTTTGCGGTTTTCTCGTTTACTGGGGCACACGAATTGAGCATCGGGTGGACGAGCTGAAAGAGAACCAATGCCGCATTGTTGAAGAAATGCACAAGAACTATGTGCCGCGCGAGGATTGCCGGGAACGGACCGGGCAAATTCTCGCAGGGCTGGAACGGGTCGACGACAAGCTGGATCGCGTCGCCGACTCGGTACGCTCAGGGGGAAGTCATGGAAAGCAAGCATGATAACGAGGTGTTGCAGGCGCTGGCCCGCATTGAAAAGAAGGTTGATGCGCTGGCGGCTACGGTTGAAAATGGACAGGAACATGCCGCCGCGAACAGCGTGGTTTCCGGCGGGCTTTCCGGGGCCGTCGTCGCCGTGGCCCTTGTCTATGCTCAACTTATTCTTGGGGTACGCGCGTAATGGCCCATCCGAAAAGCAAACGCATGGCCCTGCGCTCAGCCTATTGCTATAAAGCGCTGTCCCTTGAGGAGGCCGCCGCCCTTGTCGGTATTTCCATCGGTACGGCACGGCGCTGGAAGACCGACGCGCAAAAAGCCGAAGATGATGATTGGGACAAGGTCAAGGCGGCGTCGAGCCTTGCGGGTGAGGGCATGGAAGCCGTGGCCCGCCAGATGCTGAACGACTATGTGTTGCAGCACAAGACGCTTATGGAACGGATCGGCAAGGATGAAGATATGCAGCCCGCCGAAAAAGTGGAGGCGTTGTCTTCGCTTGCCGATTCCTTCGCCAAGACGATCGCCGCCAGCAAGCGCATTTTGCCGGAAACCGACGAATTGGCGACGGCTCTCGGCATCATCCGCAAGCTGGTCGACTTTACGAGCCAGCGGTTCCCGCAGCACGCCCCGGCGTTGCTTGAGGTGCTGGAACCTTTCGGCGCGTTGATCGCCAAGGAGCTTGGCTAATGAAAAAGCTCTCGGCAAAACATTTTCAGTACGCGATTGCCGACATTGCCGCCGCCCTGCAACAACAGATCGAAGCTGATTGCGAGGGCTTCCCGTCCGATCCCAAGGCTTCCGCAGAGCGCCGGAAACGGGCGCTTGCCGACTTCACTTTCTTTCGCCGGACGTATTTTCCGCACTATTGCACGATCGCGGGCGACAGCGCGCTGCATACATGGCTTGACGCCGCCTTGCCGCGCATGGCCGAAGCCCGTGAAGGCCAGCATATTGCCCTTGCCGCCCCGCGCGGCGAGGCGAAAAGCACATTTATCTCCCTGTTTTTCGTGCTGTGGTGCGTGCTCACCGGGCGCAAGAGGTACATTCTGATCATTGCCGACGCGCTGGAGCAGGCCGCGATTCTCTTGGAGGCGGTCAAGGCGGAACTGGACGGCAACCCGCGCCTTGCTATGGACTTCCCCGCCGAAACAGGGCGCGGGCGCGTCTGGAACGTCGGCACCATTTTGACCGCCCAAAACGTGAAGCTCCAAGCTCTCGGCGCGGGCAAGCGTATGCGCGGCCTGCGTCATGGCCCACACCGGCCTGATCTGGTCATCCTTGACGATTTGGAAAACGACGAGAACGTGGCGAAGCCGGAACAGCGCGACAAGCTGCAAGACTGGCTGCAAAAGACCGTGCTCAACCTTGGAGCCGCCGACGGAAGCATGGATGTGGTCTATGTGGGCACGATCCTGCATTACGATTCCGTGCTGGCCCGGACGCTGGACAAGCCCACATGGCAGTCCAAAAGGTTTCGCTCCATCGTCCAGTGGCCTGAACGCCTTGACCTGTGGGACAGGTGGGAAGCCATTTTACACGCCGACGGCCCCGTCGCCGCCCGCGCCCTTTACGATCTCCATCAAAACGACATGGAGCGCGGCGCGGTCGTGTCATGGCCTGCGGGCCGCCCGCTGTACCAGCTTATGACCAAGCGCGCCGACTCCCACGCCGCCTTTGATTCCGAGCAGCAGAACGATCCGCTGTCCGGGGACGACGCGCCGTTTGCCTCGTGTATTACGTTCTGGGTTGACCGTTCCCGCGACTGGCTGCTGTTCGGGGCCGTTGACCCGTCCCTCGGCAAGCTCGGCGCGGGCCGTGACCCGTCCGCTATTCTCGTCGGCGGGTTACTCCGCGACACCATGACCCTCGACGTGGTGGAAGCTTCCATAAGAAAGCGCCACCCCGATCGTATCATCGAAGACGTGATTGCGCTGCACAGCGCGTATCATTGCCTGAATTGGGCCGTTGAAGCCGTGCAGTTCCAAGCCTTTTTCGCTGACGTTCTGGCACAGCGGGCCGCAGCCTGTGGCCTCGCTCTTCCCGTGCGTCCGATCATCAATTCCACGGATAAGCAGCTCAGGATCGAGACGTTGCAGCCCTATTTCTCGCAAGGCCGCATCCGCCTGCACACCTCGCAGCAGACGCTTATCGATCAGTTGCGGCACTTCCCGAAAGCCGACCACGACGACGGGCCGGACGCGCTCGAAATGCTCTGGCGGCTGGCCGTCGGCGGCTTCATCAGTCTGCGGGACGCGTTCGAGCGGGTGCCGCGTCAAAGCCCGTGGGGCGTGCGTCCCAGTGAAGACGACGGTATGGATGGTTTTGATACGTTCGGAGGATGGACATAATGCTTTTCAGAAGACCGGCCAAACCGCGCCCGCGCAAGCGTGAGGCGCTTTCCGCGCAGCAGACGGAAACGGGCGGCGGCTTGACGCCCATGCTCTACCTTGAACGGTGGGGCAACATGACCAACAAGCTTACCCCCTCGCGCCTTGCTTCCATTTTGCAGGCGGCGGACGACGGCGACATTACCGAGCAGCACGTGCTTTTCGCCGACATGGAAGACCGTTGCGAGCACCTTGCCGCCGAGATCGGCAAGCGCAAGCGGGCATTGCTGACGCTCGACTGGGAGATTTTGCCGGGCCGGGCAAAGGACAAACGGGCGGAAGAGGTAGCCGCCGCCGTGCGTGAGCAGTTCGACATGCTGCCCACAACTTCGGATCTCCTGCTCGACCTTGCCGACGGCATAGGCCACGGTTTCGCGGCCCTTGAGATTGAGTGGACGCAAACCGGCGGCCTGCATATCCCGGCGGCCTTCCATCACCGCCCGCAAAGCTGGTTTCAGGTCATGCGGGAAAACCGCAATGTATTGCGGTTGCGGGATGGTTCCTATGAAGGGGCCGAACTGTGGCCCTTTGGTTGGGTCATTCACACGCACCGCAGTAAATCCGGCTGGCTTCCGCGCGTCGGGCTTTTTCGCACGGTGGCGTGGGCGTACCTGATCCGTGCCTACGCGCTGGAATCGGCGATACTGTATACGCAGATTCATGGCATCCCCTTCCGGCTCGGCAAGTACCCGCCGGGAAGCCGCGAGGAAGACAAGGCGGCATTGAAAACGGCGCTTGCCAATCTCGGGCGTGATGCCTCTGGCATCATCCCGCAGGGCATGGAGATTCTCTTTGAAGATGCGCCGTCTGCCACGCAAGACATACCGGGCATCCTCGTAACGCGCTGTGAACAGGGCATGAGCAAGGCCATTCTCGGCGGCACGCTCACAACGCAGGCGGACGGCAAAACGTCAACCAATGCGCTTGGCGAAGTCCACAACGAAGTCCGGCACGATATTCTGACGTCCGACGCCGCGCAGATCGCCGCGACGATCACCCGGCAAATCCTCGCTCCGCTGGCCTATCTGAACTGCGGCGTCAGCGATCCGGCACTGCTCCCATACTTCCGGTTCGACACAAGGCAGGCCGAAGACATCAAGGTCTTTGCCGATGCGCTTCCGAAATTGGCATCGGTAATGGACATCCCGGCGGCATGGGCGCATGAGAAGCTGAAAATTCCGCAGGCCGAAGAAGGGGAAAAGGTGTTGTCCGTGAAGGAAACGTCCGTGCCGCAACCGCCCGCGCCCCTGACGGCGCAGGCCAGAGCCGACGGCGACAAAACGGACCCGTTCCCGGACCAGACTATGATCGACGACATGGCTCCCGACGCGGATCTGTCGGCGGCGTGCGCCGAACTGCTCGCACCCCTTTTTGACGAAATCCGGGAGGGTGTGGAGCCCGCCGAGCTTTTGGTGCGCCTTGGCGATCTGTATCCGAAGATGAACACGGCGAAGCTGCAAGAGCTTATGGCGCGGGCGATCATGCTCGCAACCATCATCGGCGAAGCCAGCGCGCGGGAAGAGGCCGATGCAAACGCCTGATCTCGTCTACGCGCTAGGGCTCCCGCCGCGTGACGCCGTGGCCTATCTGGAGAGCAAAGGCATTAGGCCATCCCGGCATTGGTACGACATTTGGCAGGAAGCGCAGGCAAAGAGCGTCACCGTATCCGGCATGACCCGGCTGGATCTTCTGGAAGACGTCAAAAAAGGGTTGGTTGACGCCGTCAAAAACGGCAAGACGGGAAAGATGTTTATTGACGATCTAGTCCCGATCCTGCGGGCGAAGGGCTGGACCGGGAAGCGACAGAGCGTCAACCCGAAAACGGGAGAGGTGACGGAAAGAGGGCTGGATCTTCCGGCGCGCCTGTCCCTGATCTTTTTTCAGAACGTCCAGAGCGCCTACATGTACGGGCGTTACCGGGCCATGCTCGCCAACGCGGAGGAAAGGCCGTGGTGGATGTATGTCGCGGTACTCGACAGCCGCACACGCCCGCACCACCGGGCGCTCCACCGCAAGGTCTTCCGCTATAACGATCCGTTCTGGAAAACGCACTATCCCCCCAACGGCTTTTATTGCCGCTGTCGGGTGCGGGCGCTTTCGGACGTGCAGCTTGAACGGGAAGGGTTGACCCCGGAGAGCGGCGAAGGCCGCATGATAAGCCGGGAGGTTGTCGTCAACCCCCGCGCCCCGGAAAACCAGCAGGTTATCCGGGAGGTATGGGGCTGGCAGGAAAGACCGGGTGGCCTCACACATTGGACGGACACGGGCTTTTCGTACAGCGCGGGCTATACGACCTATCAACTTGACTGCGAGCTGGCGCAAAAGCTGGAGCTTATCAAAAGCGATGCGCTCTATGCCGAAGTTGTGCAGGCTATCAACAACGCCCCGGCCCGGCACGCGGCTTTCGGCTTGTGGATCAGAGACCGCTTGGCAGTAGGACATAAGCAGGGAGAGGCCGCTGTTGTCGGCCTTGTCCCTGAAAAAGTTGTAAAGTATGCGAAAGGACAGGGGCTCACCCCGGCGCGGATCGCCATTATGACCGACGAGAGAGTTCCCCATATAGACAGCGACGATCATCATGAAAAAGGTATTGCACTGTCTCAGAAAGAATGTGAGGAGATTGCAAGGCGTTTTTCTAAAGCGGAGGCTGCGTACTGGAACAAGAACAAGAAAAATGTACTTTTCGTCTTGACGGCAGATGATCCCGACTGGTGTATCCTGCTTCCTGTCGTTATGCCGTCAGGCGACAAAAAAGCCATCAAACGGCATGGACGCTTTGACGGCTTTGCTACGGCGTATAGACAAGAACGTTGGAGATTCTCCCCACCGGGAGAACGGATATTTTAAGCTCATGGGAGGCGGGAATCGAACCCGCATGTCGATTCGGCCAAACCGTTAACCGCCTCCTTACCATTTCGAGGCACTCCCATGAACTTTCTCTTTTTGTACTCTCTGTTAAGGTGATGAGTCAATGAGCGAACTTATCAAAATCAGCATATCCGACGAGGCATTGCGCGCCGCTCTGGGGAGGCTCATCGCGTCCCTGACCAACATGACGCCGACCATGCGCGCCCTGTCGGAAATTATGGTTGACGCTTCGGCCCGCGCCTTCCAGAACAATGCTGATCCCTCTACAGGCACGCCGTGGCAACCGCTGTCGGCGGCAAGGCAGAAACAGCGGGAAGGCAAAGGCCGCTCCGTTGTCAACATGTTGCAGGACAGCGGTCTGCTCGTGGGAAGCATTGCGAACACAGGCGGGCGTTATGCCGTGCGCGAGATCGGCCCCGGCTACGCGCTTGTCGGTACGAACGTCCCCTATGCCGCCATTCACCAATTTGGCGGCAAGACGGGGCCGCGCATCATCCGGGCGAAAAAAGGCAAGGCGCTCAAGATCCCGGGGATCGGATTCCGGCGATCCGTGAACCATCCGGGATCGGTTATTCCCGCCCGCCCGTTCCTGGGCGTCGGCCCGACGGACATCCAGGACATGCTCGACACCATCACCCGGAACCTGCAAAAAGCCCTCAAGCCGTAAAAGCCGTTTTCAGGGCCGTTTTTATCTCAAGATGAATGACGGCCCGTCTTTTTGCTTTACGCATTTTCTAACGGGGGTCTAACGGCCTTCATTCGCACGTCGCTTCTTTTTCCTCCCCCACTTTTCCCGTCCGTACCCGTTCCCCCGCCTTTCCACCCGCTGACATGCGTCAACTGGCACGGTTCCACAGCCCTGCTATTCTGACGTCATGAGTACCGCATACACCTCCTCCATCGCCGCCCGCGTTTTGACCGATGCGGGCGGCCCCGCGCCCGGACGCATCCAGCTTTTCCCGGTGGGCGAATTTTCCGCCCGCGACGGAAGGCCCGGTACGCTCAAGGGCGTCAATGTCAAGGCGTGGATCATCACCCCCACTATTGCCGCCGCCGTAGTTGCCCGTTGGCAGGCGCGCGAGACGCCGCTTGTGGTGGACTACGAGCACCAGACCATGAACGCCGCCGAGAATGGCAAACCCGCCCCGGCTGCTGGCTGGATCGAGTCTTTGGAGATGGAGTCGGACGGTCTGTATGCCACGGTCAAGTGGACGGACGCCGCCCGCGCGTTCATCCAAGCTGACGAGTATCGTTACATTTCGCCCGTTTTCACTTTTGATCCCGAAACCGGGGCCGTGCTTGAACTGAAAAGCGCGGCCCTGACAAACTATCCCGCCCTTGACGGCATGGCCGCCGTCGCCGCGCGGGCAGAGGACGATCTTCCTATGAAGAAAGAGCTTGCCGACAAGTTGTGCAGACTGCTCGGCCTTGCCGCCGATGCGACGGAAGACGCCATGCTGACGGAGCTTCAAAAGCTCCCGGACGGCAAGGCGCTTGCCGTGGCCCTGTCCGAAAAGGATACCGAGATTGCGGCATTGAAGGCCGCCGATCCGGACCCCACCAAGTACGTTCCCGCCGCCATGCTCACCGCCGCGCAGGAGAAAAACGCGGAACTGACCGCAAGGGTCAAGGAACTGGAAGACAACGGCGTCCTCGCCGGGCTCACCGCCGAGATCGACGCCGCAGTTGCCGACGGACGCTTGCCGAAGTCCTGTGAAGCGTGGGCGAAGGCCACCGCGAAGACCCACCCGGACGCCGTCAAAAGCTATATTGCGTCTTCCACCACGCCCATTGCCGCCCTGAAAGGTACGCAGACCGGCGGCACGCCTCCCGATGGTACGCCGCGCACCGCCGCTCTGACGGATGAAGATCGGTACGCCGCGAAGGTCGCCGGTATTTCCGAAGAAGACTTTGTCGCCGCCAAGGCGAAGGAGAAGAACTGATGCCCATTGCCACCAATTCGCTGCTCAACTCGCTTCGGGTGGGCTACAGCAAGGTCTTTGAAGACGCAAAAGCGGCGGCTCCCTCCCAGTGGGCGAAGCTCGCCACCCTCGTAGCCTCCACGGCGGCCTCCACCACCTACGGCTGGCTCGGCCAGTTCCCGAAGCTCGCCGAATGGACCGGACAGCGTGCCTACAAAAGTATGAAGGAATTCGGGTATTCGGTCACGAACAAGAAGTACGAGGCGTCCGTCAAGATTCCCCGCACGGCTTTTGAAGACGACACGCTTGACGTCTACGCGCCGCTGTTCCGTGAGATGGGCTACGCGGCGGCCACCCATCCCGACGAGATCGTCTTCGGGCTTCTGGCCGCCGGGAGAACCGAGGACTGCTACGACGGCAAAAAGTTCTTCGCAGCCGATCACCCGGTCTATCCGAACGTCGACGGCACGGGTTCTGTTGTGAATACCTCGAATCTTCTCCGGCCTGCGGCTGTCGAAAACGTCGTTACCGACAAGATCGCGTGGTATCTGCTCGACGTGTCCCGCCCGCTCAAGCCCTTCATCTTTCAGGAGCGCACCAAGCCGGAGATCGAGGCGATCACGTCCACGGCAAACAACACGGTCTTCGACTACGACGAATTTCCCTTCGGTATCCGCTACCGCTGCAACGGCGGGTACGGCTTCTGGCAGCAGGCCGTTTGCTGCACGGACGATCTCACCGCCGCCAACTTCCAGCTCGCCCTTGAGACCATGCAAGGCTTCAAGGCCGACGGCGGACGGCCCCTTGGGCTTGGCTTCGGCGGCAAGGCCGGGACGCTGCTTGTCGTCCCGCCCACGTTGCAGGCCGATGCCCGCGAAATCCTTGTTGCGGAACGCGATCAGTACGGCGCGAGCAACATTTGGTTTGACGCGGCCACCATTATCGTCAGCCCGTGGCTTGCGTAATGTACGCCACCGTTGAGGACCTTGTTTCCCTGTTCGGAGAGCGTGAAGTAATCACGCTCTCCACAAAGAAAAAGGGGAACGCGATTGACCGGGAGGCGCTGGAAACGGCGATCGGCTACGCAAGCTCGGAAGTGGACAGCTATCTCGCCTCCCGTTACGCCGTACCGCTCGCCGACCCCGTGCCGCCCGTGGTCATGATGGTGACGGCGGACATTGTGCGCTACCGGCTCACAAGCGGCGACGTGTCCGAAAAAGATCCGATTATCACCCGGTACAAGTCGACCGTGGCATGGCTCAAAGATGTCGCGTCGGGCATTGTGTCGCTTCCCTGCGCCGGTTCCGCATCCGGTGAAACGGCGGATGATGTCGAAATCAACGCCGGGACGAGGAATTGGTAATGCCGAGCCTTGTGGAAATACGCGATGCGGCGATCCGGGAGTTGAGCTTGCTTCTCCCGGACGTCACCGTCGAGGCCATATCCGGCGGGGCGGACGCAGCCGAAGTTTTGCGCGAGTCTCTCGGTCCGGCGACGGTCCTCGTGACCATCCTGTCGGCACAAAACACCGCATCAACGGATTCGTTTGACCTTGACGTATACGGACAGTTTGCCGCCATCGTCGTGATTTACGGCGGTACCGGACAGGAAGAGCGGGAGATGGACGGGCTCGCCGTGGTTGACGAGGTTGTCCACGCGATCCACGGGCAGATGTTCGGGCTCACTGATACGTCTTTTGCCCAGATACGATCCATTGCCCCTCTGGACGATGAAGAACTGGAAAGAAGAGGTGCGTGGGCGTGGGCGGTGCTCTGGGGGCAAGCCTTCACGCTCACCCCGCCAGCGGAGAAAAACCATGAATCTCTATGACACCCTGAAAGACAAGGTCCAGCTCGCCGCCCGCGCCCTTGCCCTTCCTCTCGGATGGGAAGGCGAGCCCTTTGTCCCGCCGCACGCCTCGCACCTTCGGGCGCAGGTAGTCTTCGAGAACCAGAAGCAAGCCACGCTCGGCGCGACCGGCCTCACCCAGATCAATGGACGGATCGAGATCAAGGTGGTGGTCAAGGCCGGAGAAGACGCGCTTGCCGCCACCCTTGCCAATCAGATTGCCCGCCGGTTCCCGCGCGGGGACGACATCCGTTTTGATTCCGGCACGGCCACCATCACCACGCCCCGCAAGTCCGCGCCCGCCTGTGACGGCAAGCGTACCGGGGCCGTGGTCAACGTAGGCTTTTACGCCTTCCAAGCCTAAAGGACATTGTCATGTACACCATCGCATCCGGCGCAAAACACGGGCTCCGGTACGTCAAGGAGGCAACGCCGGGAACGACGCCCGCGTCGCCCGCCATGACCGAGCTCAACCATAATTCCTGCTCGCTGACGCTCACCCGCGACACGTTCACGTCGAACGCCCTGCGCCACGATCGCCAGATCCCTTTTCACCGTACCGGCGTGGACAAGATCGCCGGGGATATCGCGTTCGAGTTCGGGGCAAAGGAATATGACCCGTTCCTCGAAGCGGCCCTTGCCGGAAACTGGACGGAAAACGTCCTGAAAGCCGGTGTCGCGGTCCATGCCTTCACGCTTGAGCGGGCGTTTACCAATATCAATCAGTACGCCACGTATATCGGCTGTTTCGTCAATCAGTTCTCGCTTTCGGTAAAGCCCAATGAAATGCTTTCCGGCACGCTCTCCATTGTCGGGCTTTCCGGCGAGCGGGGCACCACGCCGCTCGCGGCGTCCCCCACCCCGGTGGGCGAAACCGATCCGTTCGACAGCTTCAAGGGCTCGCTCAAGATCGACAATCAGGCGATCGCCGTCGTGACCGGCATTGATCTGACCCTCGCCAACGGGATTGAGCCGCAGTACGCGATTTTCGACCGTTCGGCGAAGGCCGTGAGCTGGGGCCGCAGCACGCTTACCGGGACGCTTTCGGCGTTCTACATCGACGGAAACCTTCCCGAGATGTTCATCAACGATTCCCGCGTGAAGCTGGAATTCACCCTTGAGCGCGGCGAGTATTCGTACACGTTCCTCATCCCTTCCATCACGCTGACCGGCGCTGACGATTCCGTGCAGTCCGAAGGCCCGATCCAGCTCAATGTCCCGTGGTCCGCCGCGCTTGATCCGACGCTTGGCACCAACTTCCAGATCACCCGTACCGTTCCCACCATTCCCGGCCCGTAACCCTCCTACCATTCTATAAGGATAGAGTCATGACCAAAGCCGCCGAATCCACCGCCGTTGAAACCACCGTTGCCGCCTTTGACTTCGCCACCCGTGACGTCGCCGCCAAGTCTGAGGTTGGCGCGGAGCTCGAAGTGTTTGATCCCGTCACCAATGAGCCCGTGGGCGTCTTCATCACCCTTGCCGGTGCCGATTCCGCCATTCACCGCAAGGCCACGGCCACAATCGCCAAGCGCCGCTTGAGCAATGCGAAGGGTTTCCGTAACCGGGCTCTTGATCCCGAGAAATTCGAGGCGGAAGGCATCGAAGTGCTCGCCGCCTGCACGCTCGGCTGGAAGGGCGTCGTTGTTGACGGCGCGCCCCTCCCGTGCAGCCGCGACAACGCGATCATGCTGTACACCCGGTTCCCGTGGCTGCGCGAGCAGGTTGACCAGTTCGTCAGCGACCGCTCGGTCTATTTGCAGGACTGACCGAGGCGCTGTGCGAAGCCGTCCGCTTGTGGGTACCGCAAATCATGGCGGGCGCGGGCGGCGCGTCTCAGCGCGATCATATCCTTGAGGCGTGCAGGCAGACGGGGAAGACGCCGGAAGAGCTCGGCTACCCTGAAATCTCTCTTGAAGACGAGGAAATGCCAATTCCCGAAGACGGGTTGTATCTCTGGTTCTTCTTTCAGGAGCTTTCCGGCGGACGCGGCAACAACGGCTTCGGCCCCACGGCGTTGTCATGGTCCGACATGGAAGCATGGGCCCGGCTCACCTCCACACCACTCACTCCTTACGAAATCCTCACTTTGCGCAGCATGGATGCGGCCTTTCTGGCCGCCTACGCCAAAGAAACGGAAGGACACAACAAAAACAAGGGCAAGCAATGACAGGCGGCACAACGACGGTAGGCATTGAAGTACGGGCGGACGGCACGCAGGAAGCGGCCCGCGATCTTGCCGTCGTTGACGCTTCCTTGAAGAAGATCCAGGCAGACCTCGGCGGGACGGCGCAGCCCGCCGGGGTCGCCGCGCAGGGGCTTGAGCAGCTCGGGGCCGCCGGGAAGTCCGCCGGTGCCGGGCTTGGTGCCGTCGGCGCGTCGGCGAAGAAGGCCGCCGAAGGGCTTGGCTCCGTCTCGAAATTCGCAAGTTCTGCCAAGTTTGACAAAGTCGTGTCCGACCTTGGCGCAATGGGCGTCAAGCTCAATACGTCGAGCCTTCACGCTCAAAAGTTGGCAAAAGCCATGCAGCAGGTTGAGCGCGAACGGGCTTTTCAGCAGCTCGCCGCCGATGCCAATCTTTCCACGCTTCAGCTTGCCAAATTCCGCGCCGAGCTTGGTGACACGCGCGGGGCGCTGGCGACACTGTCGAACGGCCTCGGTTTGTCAAAAGCCGCCATGCTCGCCTTTGCCGCCGCCGTGGCTTTCGGCGGGCAGGCGTGCCTTGAAGCCGC